AGTTAGGAATAATATGGGTACAAGAAATGAAATGTCATCGCCGATTGGGCAGCCTAATGCCACACCTGGTCCGTTTTTGGCAAAAGTAGTTGGACATCTAGACGCAATTTATATGGGCGGCATAGAAGTTGAAATTCTAAGAATATCAGGTAGCGAACCAGTAGCAGGGCAAGTAATTCCGGCAAAATATATGTCACCGTTTTACGGGATTACTCCAAAAAGCAATAATCCTGAAGAAGATGAAAGACAAAGTTACGGTATGTGGATGGTTCCACCTGATCCTGGGTCAACCGTTATTGTATTTTTTATAAATGGTGATGTAAAACGTGCATATTGGATTGGTTGCGTACAAGATGATCATATGAATTTTATGGTTCCAGGCATAGCAGCTACAAAATTTAATACAGCTGATGACAAATCTAGATTGCCGGTTACTGAATATAATAAGACTAGTAAGAATACAGGAACTGATTCTACTAAATTTAAAAAACCAAAACATCCATTTGCAACAGTCTTAGAACAAGGCACAGAGGGCGGTGGCTTAATTAAAGATGACATCCGTGGTATTACAACTAGCAGCTCACGCCGTGAAACACCAAGTATGGTATTTGGTATTTCAACTCCTGGACCCCTTAACAAAAGTGGAAAGCAAGGTACGATTGGTAAACAAGATCATCCTATAAAAAACGCTTATGTAACAAGACATGGCGGATCTACATTTGTAATGGATGATGGTGACGACAAGTATGTTAGGGAAAAACCTGCAAAAGATGCCGCGCCTAAATATATTGCAATTGAACAAGGCGAATCAGCAAAAGATTATAGTACCCCGCATAATGAGTTAATCCGTATTAGAACACGCACTGGACATCAAATACTGTTACATAACAGTGAAGATTTAATTTACATCTCACACGGTAGTGGTAATTCTTGGATTGAAATGACAGCTAACGGAAAGATTGATGTGTATGCTAAGGATAGTATTAGTTTTCATACAGAAACTGATTTTAATTTCCATGCCGGTCGAGATATAAATTTTCAAGCAGATAGTAACATAAATTTTAAAGCATTAAAAGAAATGCATATTGAAACTGGTGAAAATTTTACAATCAAAGCAACTAAAGATGGCAACATTACTATTGGTGGAAAGTTTGATTATGCAATTACTGGCGATTTTGGTGTTAAGGCAGCGAATACTGCTATAGATGGCGGTCAGATACATTTAAATTCAGGAAAAGCAACGTCAGTAGCAGCAAAACCATTAAAGATACATGTATTACCGACTGACGTAAAAGATAAAACACTAAATTCAATAATGATGCGTGTACCGACACATGAACCATATCCGCAGCATGAAAATTTAGATCCAGAAAAGTTTAAATCACCGGTAACTAATCGAGATGGTAAAGGCAGGACTGAAGGTACTAATGAAGAAATGAAAACACCACCAGAAGCATGGACCAAATACACAATAGATACAGACACGTTTGAAAAAATTAAACCACCGGAAAAAGACCAATGACAGACTTATATACAAGAATAAAAATTCCTGCAGTTTTAAAAAAACAGAATGACATAGTTAAACCAAAAACTTATAAAGGATTTAGTACTGTAAGTAATAAAACTGAGCATTTCAGTTTGTATGATTTTGAACTTATTAAGCAGGATATTTTAAATCATTTTCATGTACGCCAAGGTGAGCGAGTAATGCTTCCTCGATTTGGTACTATTATATGGGACTTGCTATTTGAGCCATTAACTGAAGATATTAAAGGGATGATTAAACAGGATGTAGAAGCAATTATTAACTATGATCCTAGAGTACAAGTATCAGATACAAATATCTCAACATATGAAAGCGGTATATCTATTGTGTTCTCTCTAACATACACTCCATATAACCTTACAGAACAAATTAGTCTGCGATTTGACCAAACAAATGGCTTAATAGCGTAATAAACTGCGCGGTTAAAATTTTCAATAAATACCTTTATTAGGACAACAACATGAGTGCAACTGACAGACAAAATAGATTACTAGTAACGGAAGATTGGAAGAAAATTTATCAATCTTTTAGAAACGCAGATTTTCAAAGTTACGATTTTGAAAATTTACGTCGTGTAATGGTTGATTATATTCGCCAAAATTATCCAGAAGACTTTAATGATTATATTGAAAGTTCGGAATACTTAGCATTACTTGATGTAATTGCATTCTTAGGACAAAGTGTAGCATTTCGAGTAGATTTAAACGCTAGGGAGAATTTCTTAGAATTAGCAGAACGCAGAGAAAGTGTTTTGCGATTATCAAGATTGATTAGTTACAACGCCAAACGCACAACTGCTGCATCAGGATTAATGAAAGTAACTTCAGTACAAACTTCAGAAAACATTCTTGATGGTAATGGTCGAAACTTATCAGGACAAGTAGTGTCGTGGAACGATTCATCTAATGATAGTTGGTATGACCAATTTATTAAAATTATGAATGCAGCAATGCAGCCTACACAACAATTTGGCAACCCATCAGATAAAGCTACAATTTACGGAATTCCAACTGAACGATATAGATTAAGTTCAAATTCAACAGGCGTGCCTGTTTACTCGTTTACTAAAACAGTAGCTGGTAAAATGATGACGTTTGAAGTAACTAGTACTACATTCTCTGGTAAGGATTTTATTTACGAAGAAACTCCAAAAGACAACAATCAGCTTTCTTGTATTTTTAGGAATGATGGAAGAGGATACGGCAGTGCAGGATCAGGGTTCTTTTTAAACTTTACACAGGGTACATTAGCATCTAGTCAATTTACAGTTGATCAACCAAGAAGCAATGAAATTATCGACGTTGGCACAACTAATATAAATGAAACTGATGTATGGTTATATCAGTTAGATAAAAACGGTGCTGAATTAGATGAAAATTTGTGGACTAAAGTTCCTAGTGTTGAAGGTAATAACATAATTTACAATAGTGTTAACAAAAGTATTAAGAATATTTTTAGTGTTATAACTCGTGCAAATGATGCAGTAAGCTTGTCGTTTAGTGATGGCACGTTTGGAAACAAACCGTTAGGAACATTTAAAGTTTATTATAGAACTAGCAATGGTGTTTCGTACACTATTCATCCTCGCGACATTAGAAATGTGTCGTTATCGGTGCCGTATCTTTCTAATACCGGAAAATCGGAAACATTAACGTTAAACATGTCTCTTGCATCGTCGGTTTCAAATGCAGAATCAACTGAATCTAATGCAAGTATTAAAGCAAATGCGCCAGCTACGTTTTATACACAAAACAGAATGATTACAGGTGAAGATTATAACATTTGCCCGTTAAGTGCTAGCCAACAAGTATTAAAAGTTAAAGCAATAAACCGTGCATCAAGTGGAATTAGTAGATATTTTGATTTAGTTGATCCAACTGGAAAGTTTAGTTCAACTAATTTATTTGCTACAGACGGTGTAATATATAAAGATGTGTTTAAATCGTCTGTTAAGTTTTCGTATACTAATAAAACTGATATACAAGGTATAATATATAATACATTAAGCACTATTCTTAAAAAAGCAGGGATACGTAATTTTTATTATATGAATTATGCGTATGCAACAAATTTATCATGGAATGAATTATGGTCTACTGCAGGTGATACTTCTACCGTTAATGTTGCTGCTGATAAATTGGCATATATGACAGTTGGTACATTAATTAAGATATCTATTGATGGTATTAATACATTATGGGCAACTATTGTAAAAGTTGTAGGAAATCAAATAACCAGTAGTGTTGCATTACCAGCAGGTTCCGTTATTATACAAGTAATACCTAGATGGAGAACTAGCTTAGAATCAAGTGTTATTACTACTATGATTGATTTAATTTTTGAAAATAAATCATTTGGATTATCTTATGATGCGGCTACCCAATCTTGGATAATTGTATACGAATCAAATTTAAACTTAACTTCTACGTTTGATTTAAATTCACAAAAAAATAACACAAACAAACACTTAGACTCTAGTTGGATGATATCATTTACTACTGATAACGAATATTATACAATTGAAAACCGAGAGCTTCGCTATATTTTTGAAAGTGATAAAGAAATTCGATTTTATTTTGATAGCAGTGAAACTGTGTATAATAGCGTGTCTAGCTCAGTAGTACAGGATAAGATTAATATTTTAAACATTAACACATTACCATATGATAATTTTGCGTCATTTAAGAATGATCTTAAATGGGATATTGTTTCAGAGTATAATGGATTAGACGGGTATATAGATAACAAAAAAATTGTAATAACGTTTGCTGATTCTGATAACAACGGAGTTGTTGATGATCCGGAGTTATTCGAACAGGTTGTCTCTCCAGACACTTATGTTGTTCAAGAACGATATTTAATTTCGCAAGGTCAAGAAGATTATCGATATGTAGATAACAATAATGCAATTGTATTAATTTGTAATAATGTATTTGAAATAAGTCCTGTACCGGGGAAATATTACTATGTTAAAGATGCAGGTATTGTGTTGAAATGCTCAGATGCGTCAGTATTAGAGCCGTCACTAGATTACAAAGTATATAATGGTCGCGATAAAATCAAATTCCAATATACCCATAATGCTAGTTACAATTCAAGAATTGACCCAAGTGCAAGTAATTTTATCGATGTATATGTGTTAACAAAAGGTTATGACATTGAAATGCGCCAATGGATAAACGGATCAATATCTACTAAACCGCTCCCGCCGGGTTCAGACGAACTTTATAATACAATTGCGCCTTCGTTAAATTTAATTAAGTCTATATCAGATGAAGTTGTATATCATCCAGTTAGTTACAAAATCTTATTTGGGTCTTCAGCTGCACCAGAAGTGCAAGCAACTTTTAAAATTACAAAAACACCAGGACAAGTTATTTCAGATAACGACATTAAGTCAAAAGTTATCGTTGCAATAAACACATTTTTTGCATTAGATAATTGGGATTTTGGTGATACATTTTATTTTACTGAGTTATCAGCATATGTTTGTACTCAAGCATCACCGTATATTTCTAATTTTGTAATTGTTCCAAAACATTCAGAGCTTAATTTTGGAGGATTATTTGAAATAAAAGCGGTAAGCAACCAAATTTTGTTAAGCAGTGCAACTGTAACTGATATTGAAGTAGTATCAGGGTTAACTTCAAGTAATATTAAATCGTCAAATGTAATTGCAAATAACAACACCTCAAACACACAATTAATAACAAGTTCATCATATGGGAGTATCTAATGGCTGACAACAAAAACAATTTTATACCTAGATCAAACGCTATCAACGACAGCGATCGCGCAAATGTTGCTAGTTTGTTACCTGCATTTTATAAAACAGATGCTAATAAAAAGTTTTTTAAATCAACATTAACTCAACTTACACAATCAGGTTCTGTTAACAAAGTTAGCGGTTACATTGGTCGAATGAATTCAAAAGCAACAACGTCAGATGATGTGTTTGTAAATGCACCTACTAGATTACGTCAAAATTATCAATTAGAACCTGGGTTTGTAATTGAGAACGACTTAGGTAACAATATATTTTTAAAAGACTATCAAGATTACATAAACCAGTTGCGAGTTTTTGGCGCAAACGTGTCATTTGATAAAAACGGAAATGATAATGCATCAAATCATTCTCGCGTAAATAAAGAAGAATTTTATAGTTGGAATCCGCACATTGATTGGGATAAGTTTGTTAATTTTCAAAATTATTACTGGATGCCAAATGGCGCAGACACAGTTACTATTAGTACTGCACTGCAATACGATGTTATTAGTACATACAGTGTATCGATAAATTCTGAATCTTATCTATTTTCGGCAAACACTACTTTACAAAACCCAACTATTACATTATACAAAGGTTATACTTATTATTTTAAAATTGATAGCACTGGACATCCATTTAGTATTAAAACTGACCGCGATGCAGGGGAAATAAATCGATATATCACTCCTACATTATTAAACAATGCAACTGAAAATGGTATTATTGAATTCACTGTTCCGGACAATGCACCATCTGAATTATTTTATGTTAGTGAAAGTGATGTAAATTTTGGTGGATTATTTATTATTTTAGATCCTGCAATAAGTGGAGAACTTAATGTTGATGCTGATATTATAGGTAAACTAACGTATCAATTTGGCTCTAATAGTTTATTAAGTAACGGAATGAAAGTTCGGTTTGTTGGAAATATTTACCCTGCTGAGTACAAAACTGGACGGTATTATGTTGAAGGAGTTGGCGAGTCAATTCAATTAATTAATGAATCTCAGTTAGAAATTATTACTCCGTATACTACATCTGAATCGATATTATTTGACACATCTAAGTTTGACACAACTCCTTTTAGTGATGCAGTATCGTATTCCGGTAAACCTGATTACATTGTTATTAATCGAGGAAGTAACGATAAAAACGGTTGGAGTAGAAATAATAGATGGATACACAAAGCTGTTATTGAACAGAGTGCAACACTTAATGGTATACATGCATCGTTTGACCAATCAATGCGAGCAGTTAGACCAATCATTGAATTTGAGAAAAATTTAAAATTATTTAATTTTGGAAGTAATGCAATTACTGATGTGTCAGTTATTGATCAGTTTACTGTTGATGCATTTTCAACAATAGAAGGATCATTAGGATATAGCATTGATGGTGTTACCTTAACTAACGGTCAGCGTGTTATATTTACAGCCGATACTGATTCGTTAGTAGCAAACAACATTTATCGTGTTGAGTTTATTGATGTTAAACATGAGGTTAAGTTAGGTTCAACAAGTGCGCAAATTCGATTAGTATTAGAATCATATCCAGAATATGATCAAGTAGTTCTAGTAAAAGAAGGAAGATTGGCGCAAGGTTCTATGTATTGGTTTAATGGAATTAGCTGGGTTACTTGCCAACAAAAGACAGAGCTAAATCAGTTACCATTATTTGATGCATACAACGAAGATTTAATAAGTTTTGGCGACACTAGTACATATCCTGGAACTACGTTTAAAGGAACTTCAATCTTTTCTTATAAAGTAGGTAACGGTACTGTTGATAACAATTTAGGGTTTTCGTTATCGCATAAAAATATTAATAACATTGGTGATATTGTATTTAATTTTACATTATTATCGGACACATTTCAATATGAATATAACGGAACTACAGTTAGTAAACAAATAAACACCGGTTTTTTATACAGCAGCTATAATGGATTTGTAAATGGATGGGAAACTTATGTAGGTCCACCACAAGCAGCAATTCGGTTATATCGAAATTCAAATAAAACTAATAATTTTGATATAGACATTTTTGATGTAGCACCTGCATTTATTCAAGTGCGGGTATATGTAAATGGCGTGTGCGTGCCTCAGCAAACATATGTAGACGGCGTTGTTGTTAACAATTGGATACAAACAATTGGAACAGAAGATGCAATACTTCCGTATTATCGGATTATTTTTAGCAACGATGTTAAAGTAACTGATACGATAATGTTTAAAGTGTATGCTAATACTACAATAAATTCAAATGGGTATTATGAATTTCCTAATAACATACAGAACAACCCATTAAATGGCGAGCTTACTGAATTTACATTAGGTGAAGTGATTGATCATGTTGAAAGTATTGTTGATAATTTACGTGCTACTACTGAGTTTCTTGGAGATTTTCCAGGAGTTGGTAATTTAAGAGATTTAGGAAGTGTATCAAAATTTGGCACAAAGTTTATTCAGCACAGTGGTCCTGCTAGTTTAGCAGTATATCACATAACATCAGACTCACATAACGTAATTCGTGCAATTGACCAAGCACGAGATGACTATTGTAAATTTAAACGTATTTTTATAAATCTAGCCGACTCACTTGGTGTAGATTTAGATACCGTACCACATACTGATTTAATATTACAGACTATTATTAAAGATACACCAGCAACATCATCGTATTACTTTAGTGATATGGTACCAACTGGATCAAAAATAAGAACTGATTTCTTAGTTGCCGATTCAAGCAATACGATTTTTTCATTATCAGCAGTGTTTAGTTTATCTAAATTATCAAATAAAGCAGTTAATGTGTACTTAAACGACCTACAACTTTTACATAGACGAGATTACACGTTTAGTGACCAAGGGTTTGTTACTGTTACTGCTGAGTTAGTTACTGGCGACATTATTTCTATTTTTGAATACGATACTACTGATGGTTGTTTAGTTCCTGAAACACCTACAAAGTTAGGTATGTGGCCTAAATACGAACCAAAAATGTATTTAGATACTACACTAGTTACGCCTCGCTGGATGATTCAAGGCCATGATGGTAGTTTAACATTAGCATATAATGACTATAGAGACGACTTAATTTTAGAATTAGAAAAACGAATTTATAATAATATAAAAGTAGCATACGATGAATCTATTTTTGATATAAATGATGTAATTCCTTGTTATTATCAATTATCTGATTATAGTTTACAAGAGTTTAACGACGCGTTAATGTCTAATTTTTATTCTTGGTCGCTTAATATAGGTATAGATTTTTCAACACCGTTAACATATGATGATCAGAATCCATTTACCTTTAATTACAAAAATCATATTGCAGCTGATGGCACTGTTGGTCCTAAATATTGGAGAGGTATATATCAATGGATGCTTAGGACTGATCGTCCTCACATTTGTCCATGGGAAATGCTAGGGTTTAGCGAAGAGCCGTTATGGTGGGTAAGTGTTTATGGACCAGCTCCGTACACAAAGGATAATCTTATTTTATGGGAAGATCTAAGCAATGGTTTAGTAAAAGATCCAGCATTTACATATAATATATTCAAACATATAAAACCAGATTTGTTAGATCATATTCCAGTTGACTCAGACGGCCGATTAGTTGATCCTCGCATTTCTAATTTTACTACAGGTATAATTTCTCAATCAAATCAAGGTGATTTTACATTTGGTGATGTATCCCCGTTAGAATCAGCATGGAGAAGACATTCGCATTATTCGTTTAGTGTAATTAAAACTGCTATATTATTAACACCTGCAAAAACTATAGGTTTGCTATTAGATAGATCAAGAATTAAACGGAATAACGCTGGGCAACTTATATATTCTGAAACTGGATTACGAATTAAACCAAGCGACATTGTATTGCCTAGCATATATTTAGGAAATGATCGAGTTCAAACTGCAGGACTTTTAAATTATTTGGTTAATTATCTTAATTGTGAATCGTTGCAACAGTATAACGAGTATAAACATAATTTAAAACTAATAACTGCTAAACTTTGTTATCGAGTAAGCGGCTTTACTAGTAAAGAAAAATTTAATTTATTATTAGATTCAAAATCTCCAACTACTGTCGGTAGTGTATTCATTCCTCAAGAAGATTATACAGTAGTATTAAACACATCATCTCCTATTGCTACTATAACATATAGTGGTGTAATTATTACTAAGGTTGAAGGCGGCTTTGAGATTAAAGGATACAGCAAACTACAACCGTATTTTAGATATTACGAAGGTCTTGGTGTAGGTACAATAGTAAACATTGGTGGAATTTCAGAGGCATATGCAGTGTGGGGTGCCTTACAAACTTTTGTTGAAGGAAAAATTGTTCTATATAATAAAAAGTATTACCGTGTAACTACTACTCATGTAGCATCATCTGTATTTGATAACTCTTACTTTGCAATGCTAGGCGAATTACCAATCATTGGCGGAGTTTCTGCAGGTTTTAAACAAAAATGGGTTAAAACTCCAGTTATATTACAATACGGCAGTAAATTAGATTCAATTCAAGCAGTAGTTGACTTTTTATTAGGGTACGGTCAGTGGCTAATTGAACAAGGTTTTGATTTTAATGACTTTAATACAGACTTGCGTGACATTGCAAACTGGGAAACTAGTGCGAAAGAGTTCTTATTTTGGACAACATCAAATTGGAAATCAATGCAAGATACTTGGTACGAATGGTCTCCGTACACTGCAATACAACGTGGTGATATTGTAAGATTTAATGGTAGCTATTTTACTGCACTTAAATCAATACAATCGGATATATTTAATATTGGCGATTATGAATTCTTACCAGGACTTGATATTGTTGGATCGGCATTAATTTCATTAAGTCCTGCAGCAAATAAGTTAACATTTACTTCAATTTTAAGTGTTGTTGATTCTATATCAAATACAAACAATATTTGTGAACTTTTAGATATATCGGGCCATCAAATAACAGTACCAATGATACAGTTATATAGAACAGATAATGCAATTTCATACAGTCCAAGAGACGAATCTGGAATTTATTGTGCAAGTTTTTATTTAGTACAGCATGAGCATGTAGTAATTCTTAATAATTCTACTATGTTTAATGACACCATTTATAATTTAGAAAGTGGATATAAACAAGACAAACTTAAAGTTTCGGGTTATGTAAGCACACTTTGGAACGGATCATTAGACGTACCTGGGTTTGTAATTGATCAAGCAAAGATATCAGAATGGACTCCATGGAAATCGTATGCAGTTAGTGACGTTGTACAACATCGTTCGTTTTTTTATAGTGCAAAATCATCAATACAAGGTGATGAAACGTTTGTTGATGACCACTGGGTAATGCTATCTAAGAAACCAACTTCTAAATTACTTCCAAATTGGAATTATAAAGCATCACAGTTTACAGACTTTTATAGTTTAGACAGCGAAAATTTTGATGTAAATCAACAGAAAATGGCACAGCATTTAACTGGATATCAAAAACGGCAATATTTAGAAAACATTATCCAAGATGATGTTAGCGAGTACAAATTTTATCAAGGAATGATTCTTGAAAAAGGTACACAAAATGTGTTAAACAAATTGTTTGATGTGTTAAGTGCTGATGATCAATCGAGTTTACAGTTCTACGAAGAATGGGCAGTTCGTTCAGGGCAATATGGTGCGTGTAATGCATTTGACACGCTTGAATGTGTATTAGATGAATCTTTATTTAAAACAAATCCGCAAGGATTTGAGTTAGTTGATTCTAAACCGTTAAATACTGACTTAGTTATTCGGCACTTACCTACCGACTTGTATGTAAAACCTGTTGGTTATAGATCAGCAACTGCATTTCAGGCAGCACCGAGTGTTGCATCATCTGCAATATATGCTAGATTAGATGAAGTAAAAACAAGTGTAAAATCACATACTGAATTACTTGCACTTAATATTTTAAATTATACATATTATGATTATATTTTATGTACGTTTGTTGAAAATAGTTGGAATGTGTATCAGTATGTTAAATTACCGCTATCGGTCGTTAGTGTTGAACAGATTGATACTGGGTATACTATAACTGTTCATGAATCAATTTCGTTTGCAAATAATGCATTTATTGGGATTAAAGATAATACTCATACTACTCCAGAATTAATAGACGGATTCTTTAAAGTTTCAAATGTTAACTATGCTAATAACTCTTTTGAGATTGCAATTCCTAACAGTCGAGCAGTTCAAGTTGTAACTGCACGTATAGAAATTGGAATATTAGTAGCTAGAAAGATTTCGTCGATTGATAATAACACTTGCACATTTAATGAGTTGTTGCCTGCAATTAAGGTTACATTTACTGCAGGATCTGGCTACACTATGTCACACACGTATAATGCAGTTCAACTAGTATATGTGTCTGGATCTACTGCAACAGAGTATCCAACTGCAAATATTACTACAAATGATAAAGGATTAGTAGATAGTGTAACATTAGTAACCCATGGCAACGGATTTATTGATAATACAACTGTTATGACATATTACGGCATGGGGTCAGGTACTGGATTTACAGTAAAAGTAGCATCAATTGTACCGTCTAACAATGTAGCATGGGTTGATAACGAAAATGGCCAATGGGAAACATGGAAGTATAATCCAGTTTATAAATCAGTAGTCATTGACAACGGTATATTTAACGGGTCAGTTGGTAGTAAAATTGTTGCAAATAAAGAAGGAAACTTAGTTGCAGTATTAACACCAACTAATGTCTATATTTTTAAATTGCAACTCACTAGTAGTTTAGTTAAACCAGTTGACTGGGTAGTATTGCAAAAACTTAATATAGTTGCATCTGAAATTGCGTTATCTAAGGATGGCAGTTGGTTAGCAACCACAGAGAATAATAAAGTAAAATTGTATAAAAATAATTCTAGTGATTATTATGAATATAATTTTACACTTGATCGCCCTAGTTCACCTATGCAGTTTGGTAAAACATTAACTTTTGACAATACTACACTGTTTATAGGCACAAATAATAACAGGATTTATAAAGCTACTTATTCTGCAATTGAAAGTGCAACAGTGCAAGCGTATTATAATCCTAACGGTAGTAGTCAAACTACATTAGTAGTGTCCAGTGCAGCTCAACTTGTAAGTGGTATGAGACTCTCAGGTATTGGATTTACTACAGGGCAAACTATCCGTTCAATAATAAATTCAACTACTGTATTGTTAGACGAGATGCCTGATTCAACACCGGAAGGGGTTATTACATTTAGTAAAATAGCATGGCAGATAAACACTTCTACTTTTATTAAACCATCATCAACCTTTGGTAAAGACGTAGTAATTTCTGATAATAATGTATTAGCAGTATTAGCGGCATCGCATGTATATGTGTATAACAACTATGATAATTACACTGATCCAATAATTACTATTCCTGCTACTGATTTTTCATTTGCTAGCAGTATTGCTATTTCTAAAAATGCTGATTATGTTGCAGTGCTAAACAGTTCATACATACTAGTATATTCAACAGACACCTTAGAACGAATTAGAATTTTAAATCCATCTAATATGCCTGGCTCATATGCAACAAGCAAAGTTCAGTTTGTAAATAATTTTAACACTATTATTGTTAAAAGTGATACAACAGTAGATATATTTGATATCTATAAAACTAAATGGCAGTTTAGTGAACGTATTACTGGAATATATGGAACTAGTTTTATTTCAACGTCATCAAACATTATTGTAACTTCTGATAATGCTAATCAGATACATCACTATATTAAACCTACTAACACATATAGTTGGGCAGTGCAACATAGGGCAATAACAAAACCAAATATTTCAAAAATTAAACAAGTAATAATGTATGACAAAAATACAAATACACCTGTTAAATATTTAGACATAGTTGATCCTGTTCAAGAAAAATTTCCAGAGGTTATTAATCGAGAAGTGAAGTTTAAAACTACGTATGATCCAGCAACTTATTCAGTTGGTAATTCTACTGTAAATGTAGATGAAGGAATAGCATGGGCTGCTGATCAAGTTGGTGTACTATGGTGGGATAAACGTACTACTAAGTTTATGGATAATTACACTGATAATGTAGTTTATCGAAATAGTGTATGGAGCACATTAGCACCGGGTGCATCGGTTGATGTTTATGAATGGGTTAAATCAACAGTAAAACCGTCAGTCTGGGATGACGATGCAGGTACTGAAGCAGGATTAGCATTAGGAATTAGCGGAACATCGTTATACGGTGATTTAGCGTATTCAACAGTGTCGGCGTATGATACGTTAAGTCAGAGATTTACCTACACTTATTATTTCTGGGTTAAGAATAAGACTACAATTTCAATTAGTGGCCGTGAGTTGTCTGCAAGCGATGCATCTGCGATAATTGCTAATCCAAGAGGTGAAGGGTATCAATGCATTGCACTAACTGGAGAAAATTCATTTAGTTTAGTAAATGTAAGACCGTTATTAACTCACACAAATATTGTATTATTGATTGAATATTGGTTAATTGATAAAACTGATCAAAATATTCACACGCAGTGGAAATTGATTAGTTCATCACCTCAATCAATACTTCCTGCCAACATAGAACAAAAGTGGATTAATAGTTTATGCGGTAACGACGAATACAATAGAATTGTACCGGATCAAAAAATTCCGGTTAAGTTAAGATATGGTATTGAAAATCGCCCTCGTCAAAGTATGTTTGTTAACAGATTTGAAGCACTTAAACAACATATTGAAGAAGTTAACAGAATATTACGAGATAACGATCAACCAATTGTTGATACTTGTAATTTATCAAATTTACAAAAATACGATATACCTCCAACATTAATTAGCGGCTTATATGACAAATCTATTGATACTGATGCTGAATTGCAATTTGTTATTACAAAGAAATTTGTAAAAGCAAGTGTAGCACCGGTAATAGTTAACGGAAAAATTATTGACATTTTAGTAGTTGAACCAGGCCGCGGGTATGTAGTAGCACCAACTATTAATGTACACGGCGTTGGTATTAACGCAAGAATTAAAGCTAAGATTAGTTCAACTGGGTCAATTGAAGGATGTGAGATACTAAATGCAGGTGAAGGATATTTACAGAACACAGTATTAACTATTAGAAGTTTTTCAGTATTAGTAAGTAGCGATTTGCAAGCAAATGGGAAATGGAGTATTTACTCGTACGAACCGTCAACTTCTATTTGGTCTAAATCAGTGTCGCAAGCATACGACACTATGCAATACTGGCATAAAGTTGACTGGTATGCACCATCGTACAGCCAGTTTACTGCAATAAATCATGCAGTTAATACATATGCTGATTTAGGAGCATTTGAAATTGAAGTTGGGCAAACAGTTAAAGTTTTAACTACTACTGCAAATCGATGGGTGTTATTAAAAAAATGGAAAGAAATTGACTCAACTAATTGGGCGGATGCGTATAATGTAGTTGGAAGCCAAGAAGGTACAATTCAATTTAGTTCGTTGTTATATAATTTTCTAAATACACCAGTCGGGTATGACGGAATGTTATATGATTTAGGGGTGTATGACAACTATGCATTAGTAGAATTGCGTATAATTTTAAATGCAATAAAGGACGACCTTTTAATAGATAACAGCAAATATCTTAGCTTATTTTTTGCAAGTGTACGGTATGCAATGAGCGAGCAAACTTATGTTGATTGGATATTTAAAACTAGTTTTGTTAATGTAATGCACAATGTAGGTAGTTTACGCAAGTCAGTTACATATAAGAATGATAATTTAGCAAACTTTGAAGATTATGTGTCAGAAGTAAAACCGTATCGTACACAAATTAGAGAATATGTTAGCTCTTATAATTCAATTGAAACTGCAGAGCTATCAGTAACAGATTTTGATTTACCTGCAATAATTAACCCTACAACTAAACGTGCAGAACCAATGGAAATAACAGTATACGATGATATAATTTTTTCTAGTCATTATGCACTAGATGAATTATATCCGTGGAAACATTGGCTAGATAATGTTGGGTTTTCAGTAACCTCAATAAACATTATCGATGGCGGCAGTGGATATGTTACTGAACCGATAGTTAATATTGTAAGCAGCTGGGGTTCTGGTGCAACTGCTAGAGCATTTATTTTAAATGGATCAATAAATCGAATTATAGTTCTAACACCAGGGTCTAAGTATAGATCAACACCAACGGTAGTTATTACCGGGGGTGTGAGTAATGACGGCACTCCGGCAGTAGCTGCTGCAATTATTGGTAATAGTGTAATCCGTACTAATTTAATTAAAATGAAATTTGATAGAGTGTCACAGTTAACCACTATAACTGAATTAGAACAGGCAGAAACAATACTAACTACGCTTGTTACCGGTAATAGACTGCAATTTCCTCTTAAATGGGCACCAAATGTTAAAATCGGAACACATTCAGTGACTGTAAATGGATTACTTGAAATAAGAGACAATTATACGTTACAAGTTGTAAAGTCAACTTCTAAAGGATTTACAGAATATACTGGAGCAATTACATTTTCTCATAAACCAGAAAAAAATAGTGTTATCGTAGTAAATTATTTGATAGATTCGTCTGTATTAAACGCAGTAGATCGTATTGAGCATTACTACAATCCACAAATTGGTGATTTAGGTAAAGACTTAGCTCAATTAATGGTTGGTATAGATTACGGCGGTGTTGAAGTTAGTGGATTAGATTTTAATGTAAAACACGGATGGGAAAGTTATACATACGATACAATTAAATGGGATAATGTAAATTCTAAATTTAACGATGTTAAAGTTGTATACACTACTGGTGGTGTAAAGGCGCCAGTTACTATACATTTTCCAGATGATGGTTTTAATATACCAGCAATAGGCACGGAGTTAAATGTTTATTACGATGCAAATCCAGCTAATAGATCTCCCATTAGAATAGACGGCACTGCAATTATGCAAACACCGACTGTAACCGGAGATGTTACAACGATAGTAATTCCTGAATTATTCTTTGAAATATTGTTTGAAGCTGAACAATTAGATATTCCAAGTTCGTGTATGTTTATTGTTCGTGAAGTAACAAGCGACGGTACTGATGAAAACGATAACGACTATGATGTTGCAATTTCAGGCGGACGGTTTAGTGCAAGTTCTGCATCTGGATTAGCTCCGGAGGATATTGTAATTGACGGCGATAAGTTTGAGAATATTTTTGCAGGCCCTGAAGAGATAGTTCCTGGACAAGTAGTTGATACTGTTGCTATTAAAGTTTACACAACTATTGATAATGTAACATATACATACATGCAGTTTAAGGACATGCTGAATCGTGTGCATTATAAGCGGCTGCCAGCAAGTAAACAAACAACATTAACAGTTATGCTTTTAAATACAGATACTACTATTACGTTAGACGATGTAAGCATGTTAGACCAGCCAGACCCGCTAACTAATAAACCGGGTGTGATTGAGATTGGCGGTGAACGGATTGAATATTTTACAATTAACAATAATACAGTAGGACAATTGCGTCGTGGTACGTTAGGAACGAGCATTCCGGAAATACATTACGCTAGTTCAATAGTTCAAATTATAGGGATTTCTGAAACAATCCCATATGCAGATACTACTCTTATTGAATATCATTCGTTAGAAAAGAAATCAGTAATCAGAGTTGACGAAAATTCAGAGTTGTATCACATATATGGAAAATCAATAGTAGTAAATTTATCGTTTAGGCCTAATAAATCTAAAATAATATGGAAAGGAGCAGAATCGGCAAGTATTGTTAGAAAAGGGTTTGGACAATGTAACGACATTGAAGTATTTGTTGGTGGGTATGATAGTAGTTCATCATGGATGCCTAATGTTTTTTATAATACCGATGACATTGTAACATTTGGTAGTTACACTTATAAATGTAAAAGCCCACATACGAGTGCAGATTCATTTAAATCTGATTATGATATATGGGGATTCTTTGTTGGTAATATTAGATTGCAAAAAACTCCATATAAGGTATTTAATGAACGATTAGGAATTGAAGAAGTATTTCCTGCAGATTTTTCAGTAAATGGAATTTTTAAAACTGTTAGATTATCTCAAACATTTATGTTAGGAGACAAAACACTTATTACTGTTATTAAACGCACTGGGAATAAATGGGTTGCTGATCAGACAATAATAAACTTTATAAATGCAGTACCTGGTGCAGAACATATAACGCTTCAAGATACATTTGATAATATAACTGATACATTCGGTAGTGACGAAATTCAATTTTAAGTAAGGAAACAATAAATGGCTAAACAAATAATAAACATCGGAGCAAATTCAAATGATAAAACAGGAGATACCTTGCGATCAGGTGCAGTTAAAATTAATGGTAATTTTACAGAATTATATAATAGTAATCAATCGGTTTTTAATCGATTAACTGCAGGTCAACATATTACATTAACTAAAACCGGCGACACTTGCATAATAACCGCTAATGTACCACCGTATGTATTACAACCTGCAAATACTGCTACATTAGGTGGTGTTAAAGTTGACGGATCAACTATAATGATTAATAGCAGCGGAGTGATACACGCAGTAATTCCAACCGTTACTACTATTACCGGTAATGCTGGTACTGTAACTAACGGGGTTTACACAACTGGAAGTTATGCAAATCCTTCTTGGATTACAGAGATTGCGTACTCAAAACTATCTGGAACTCCAAGCACATATTACACACTTTCAGCAGCAACATCAACTGTGTTAGGCGGTGTTAAAGTTGACGGTGTTACAATTACAATTGATGGAAATGGTGTTATACATTCATCACCTAATATTACTGGGAATGCCGGTACAGTAACGAACGGAGTGTATACTACTGAGAGTTATGTAAACCCGTCATGGATTGAGAGTTTACCGTATTCAAAGATAACCGGCACTCCTATGTTGTATGTGTTACAACCTGCAACTGATACAACGTTAGGTGGTGTTAAAGTTGACGGTACTACAATTACTATAGATATTGACGGAGTAATTCATTCTAATTCAGGTAGTAGTTATTCTCTTCCAACTGCCGGTATTGGGTCAGACGGAACATTAGGCGGCGTTAAAGTAGATGGAAGTACAGTTACTATAAATGTTAATGGAGTAATTAGTGCATCTGCAGCCAGTTACACATTACCGGTAGCGTCTACTACTAAACTAGGCGGAGTTATTGCTGATGGCACTACGATTACAATTGACGGAAGTGGCGTGATTAGTAGTCCCGGTAGTATTGGTGTTGTTACATTATCTCGTGCAACAAAGACCGGAACTACTACGTCTATTGCAGCTGGTGCAACTGTAAACTTAACAATTACTGGTTATAAAAGTTATGCGTTGTATTCAGTAGCAACTAGTTCAACTGCAGGCGGCGCATGGGTAAGGATTTATACTGACGCTGCATCAAGAACGGCAGATGCAGCAAGATTGCAAACTTCAGATCCGTCAACACCTGGCGTTATTGCAGAAATTATTACTACTTCAAATTCAACAGTTGTAACTGCTCCTGGAGTAATTGGGTTTAATAATGAATCTACCCCAACTGCAAACATTGAACTTGCAGTTACTAACACAAATTTGACAGCAGCTACATTTACTATTACCCTAACAGTACTTCCATTGGAGAGCTAATATGGATGATTTAGAAGAAGTTATAATTACATTAAACAGCATGGATGATTTAGATTCCTTTTATAATGATATGGAAGCTATGAGTAGTTTAACTACTGTTCCTGATAGAGCTGTGCCGGTGTATAGACGAAGACCGATTAGTAAAAACACACATTATATGTTATCACATGCTGAAGTTGCAATAATTGCCACTGATCCTCGAGTTGAAGGAATCACATTTTCAAAATTAGCCAAAGCTGCTGTTAAACCAATGTGGACATCTCCAACTAACACGTTTGATAAATCATCAACTGCAAATTCAAATCATTATAACTGGGGTTTAAAGAGATGTGTAGTAGGTATGCAAATCCCTAATTGGGGTAATAATGGTACTACTGCAGTATTAGATTCGGTATCACATAGTCTAAGTGGTAAAAATGTTGATGTTATAATTGTAGATGGGCATATTCGCCCAGATCACCCAGAGTTTGCAAAAAATGCAGACGGCACGGGTGGCACTCGAGTTAATCAATTTCAATGGTTTACATTAAATGGTACAGTTGCGTCAATTGACGATGATGGTACTGCATTAACTGGATCAACATATGCATATATGTGGCAGTCTACAGCTGGATCGGATATGGTATCGGATAACAACCATGGTTGCCATGTTGCTGGTACTGTTGCAGGTAATACAAACGGCTGGGCAAGAGATGCCAACATCTATAATATTAGCCCGTACAGTACAAACCCAAACACATCAATGAGTTCTCTAGTAATGTGGGATTATATTAGAGCATTCCATAGAACTAAAGCAATTAATCCAGCAACCGGTCGTAAAAATCCTACAATATGTAATTGCAGTTACGGGACATCGATTAGTTGGCCCGATGCGACGATAGGGACTGGTCCAATCACTCAAATAAATTATCGAGGAGTTAATGTTGGCACAGTTGGCACATCGGCAACTGCTGCTCAGTTAAATGCGGCTAAGATTCGAAACCTTGGAGGCACTGCAACTGTACCGTATTACGTTAGTTCAGTAGTTTCTGATATACAACAAGCAATAGACGACGGAGTAATTATAGTTGGTTCTGCAGGGAATGACTCGTTTTTTGTTGATGATCAAACTGGTTTAGATTATAACAATTATTTTTGGGCAACTTATGGCGGTACTTCGTATTCGTGGTATGTTCATAAAGGATCTGCTCCAGGTTGTGCAACAAATGTAATTACTGTAGGATCAGTTGGCGCAACAACGACGGAGCAAAAAGCTTCATACAGTAATACCGGGCCCGGTATTAACATATTTGCTCCAGGATCTAACATTGCAAGTTCATTTAACATAAGTGACGTATGGTTAAATTCCCCTGACCCAAGAGATTCAACATTTGTAAAAGGAAAAATATCAGGAACATCAATGGCTAGCCCGCAGGTTACTGGTGTATTAGCATGTGTGTTAGAGATGTACCCAACTATGACACAGGCAGATGCAATACGTTATATACAAGCATATTCAAAAGATAATCAATTAACATCAGGTAGTGGGGGCATATCAGATAGTTATGATACAATGTTAGCACCAAATCGATATTTGTATGCATATCCTGAGAGACCGGTATCTAATTATGTGTTTCCAAAAATTAATTATTGGATAAGACCTGCGTCTGGACAAGTATATCCGAGACCAAAACGGCGTGTTTACAAATAAACATACACTTAATATTACTTGATAAATATACGATAATGAGAGACTACTATGCAGAATAAAGAAACAACAGGCATACATATTGAGGGACACCTTAAGATCTATGACCCTACAAGTAATGAAGTGTACGTTAATAAACGTAATGCAATTCATTATGAAAATATGAGCATTGCGCTAGCAAGCAGCATTGCAAACAGAGGTCAGGGATTTATATACCAGATGGGTTTTGGCAACGGCGGAACAGCAGTTGATCCAACTGGAATTATTACATACTTATCACCAAATAGTTCAGGATCAAATTCTAGTTTATATAATGAAACATTTACAAAAGTTGTAGATGATAATTCTAAGAATAATTTAGATCCAACCCGTAATTATATTGATTCTCGACATACTGTAGGTAAAAATTATACCGATGTTTTTATTACATGTTTGTTAGATTACAGCGAGCCAGCTGGACAGAATGCATTTGACACTTCAATTAGTAGCGACGGATTATTTGTATTTGATGAAATTGGATTAAAATCGTATAGCGACACTGGGAATGAATTGTTATTAACACATGTTATTTTTCATCCTGTACAAAAATCGTTAAATCGATTAATTCAAATTGATTATACAGTACGTATTCAAAGTTTAACTGGCATAACAGGAGTCTAAGATATGGCAAATAATTCATATGATGTTAGATTTACTGATCCGGCATCTGGATCATTGCAAGTTACAGATGAAACCTATAACGACGAGACTGATCTTACGTTTGTTGGTAGAAATAAACCAAGGTATGCACAATATATTGCAGAAAATTTTTTACATTTGTTAGAAAATTTTGCATCTGATTCAATGCCAACTAAGCCAGTAACTGGTCAGTTATGGTTTAATACTACAACTGATATTAATGAACTTCGAGTATATAACGGTTCTGAGTTTATTCCAACTGGATTAATAAAAAAAGCAAACACTGAACCTAGCGGTCAGCGAGGCGATTTGTGGATTGACACTGAGCAACAACAGTTGAAAATTTTCTCAGGAACTAATTGGCAAGTAGTTGGACCGCAGTTTAGCGACGGAATACTAACCGGAACAAAACCAGAGTCAATGATAGCAGATGACGATACTACTCGGTCAATTCTATCACTGTATGCAAACAACGATAGAATTGCAATAATTAGTGAATCACAATTTACTCCAAAAGTTGTTACAGTTGGTTTTTCGGTAATTGGTAGAGGATTAACATTATCGAGCGAATCTAATGTAACTGACAGTACACAACTTAATAAATTATGGGGTACTGCGTTCTCTGCAGATAATTTAAATTACGATGGTAATGTAGTTAGTGCTATTAATTTTTTACGATCTGATAAAAATTCAGAAATTTCTGGGTCGTTAAGGGTTAGTTCAAATGACGGTATTACTATTGGAAAAGATTCAAGTTTTGGTATTAGTTCGTCGGTATCGGCTATTAGTTTAACATCGTTTGCAAATAAGAATATTAATTTTGCATTTGGTAATCCAACAGAGTCGCCTGTGTCTGGATTGTTTATTAAAAAAACTAATAATGCTCCATTTGTAGGAATTGGTAATAATTTAAACCCTCAAAAAGAATTAGATGTATTAGGTGATGTTTTAATTAGTGGATCATTATTTATTGACGGGACTGCTAATTCAACAGCTATTGGAACTGGTAGCATAATTACTGCCGGTGGTTTGTCAGTTGCTAAACAATCAAATTTTGGAAGTCTAGCTAAGTTTGCTGATACTGTTACATTAAGCAAAGACACATCAGGGTCAGTATTAGTACCAATGGCAACTGCAGTTCCAATTTATGATATTGGAGCAACAACACAACCATTTAGAAATGTATTTGGAATGTCGTTTGGCTCTGCAGATGCAATAACTCCAAATAGTGTAGCTCCTAAATCACAGTTTTACGGTGTATTTAATGGAACACTTGCTGGTAACGTTAACGGGTCGGCAGCGTCACTAACACAATCTGTAGCATTTTCGCTCAGTGGAGACATAACGTCGGCAAATGTTAATTTTAATGGAACTGCTCCGGTTGTGTTTGAAACAAAAGTAAGTGCAGATTTTTTTACATCTAAACCTGCATCGGCTACTGCATTAGATACTGATCAAATGTTAATATTTAGAAATAAAACTGGATTTGGTATTCAAACAATTACTAAAGCACAGTTTTTATCATCAGTACCGGTTGTGCCAGTTGGATCAATTTTTCCGTTTGCAGGAACTACAGTACCATCTGGGTATTTGTTTTGTGATGGATCAGAATTAGTAATTAAAAAATACAAAGGGTTATTTGATGTTATTGGGCATTCTTATCGAAATCAAACATTACTGTTAGGTGTGAGTACGTTTGCATTACCTGATTTAAGAGGTAGGTTCCCGTTAGGTAAAGATGATATGGACAACGAACTTTCGATATCATTAGCATCTGGAAGTACTGCTACTGCTGGAGGAAATCGTAACGGTGTAGGAGTAAACGGTGCATTACCGGCTAATCGAGTACATGATTTAGCAGCATCAACCTTAGGGTACGGTGCAGGTAACGAAACAATTGGTCAACTAGCGTCAGTTAATGCAACTGGAAGTAAAGCAACGGTAACTAGCGTAGGTGTTAACGAACAAGCATCTTCGATTATGAACCCATATCAGACAATTAATTATATTATTTTTACAGGTGTTATTTAATGACGTACATAATAAACAAGACAGATGGTACAGTACTAACTGAAATTATTGACGGAAATATTGATCAATCTACAACTGATTTAACGTTAATTGGTAAAAGTGCTAATGCATATGGCGAATATATAAATGAAAATTTAGTTCGATTATTAGAAAATTTTGCAAATTCAACACAACCTAAACAATCTATACCTGGGCAATTATGGTTTGACACGTTAGAAAAAAGATTAAAAGTGTATGACGGTAAAGGATATAAAGTTTCAGGCGGTACTATTGTAGCTCCAATGATGCCTAGTTCAATTTCTCAAGGTGATATTTGGATCAAGTCAAATTCACGTCAACTTTGGTGCAATAATGGAGTTGAAACATTTTTAGTAGGCCCTCAAGATTCGTCAATGACTGGAATTAGTGTAGTGTCAGTGTATGGTACTGATCAAAATTCTCATACAGTAATAAAATTAATGATTGATGACACGTTAGTTGCAGTAATAAGTAGTGACTCATTTATTATTGACACAAATAGTTTGCCTGTAATTTATGGTTGGCCATCTACTGAAGCTGGCCCGGATCCAATAAATCAAGGTTTGAACTTAGTTAGTAATAATCCAAATTCAGAAAATGAAACAAAACCATTAATTACAAATGTTAGGACATCGTCTGGCACTAATGATGTAGTTAATAATGAACGATTACTCACTGCAGTTAAGCAAACTGCACCGTATGCAATTTCGTTAGATATTTCCGGTTTGCATAATGCAGCAAACGATGCTGAAAAACATACTAAAATTGGATTAATGTTAGAGAAGTTATTTCCGGTTGCTGATTTTGATGTTGGCAATTTTACAGATCAGTTGCCTACATGTCGAGTGTTATGTACAGATGGCAGTATTAAAACTGTTAGAACTTTTAAATTGTCATCAGGTACTGGTACATCAGAGGAAGATACTGTAATTAAATGGCGACAAGTAAATGACGTTATTACAGTAAGTTCGATACTAACATAGTACAATATGAATAAATACATTAAACAAGGATACACAGATGGCTTATAGCATTGACAGATATAATAGTAGTGGTAGTTCGGCAATCATCGTTGACGACGGCACAATTAATACCACACTTGATTTAAAGCTGATCGGCAAGAATTATGCCGGTTATGGCGAAGCACAAAATGAAAATTTTGTGTGGCTGCTTGAAAATTTTGCTAGTCGTACAGCTCCGCCAAGTGCAATTATTGGGCAGTTATGGTATGACAGCAGTCTTGGAAAATTAAAAGTAAACTACGGCGCCGGTGCGTGGCGCACCGTGGCAGTAAACAACATTGTTGAAGACGGCGTTTCACCCCCAGGGTTAACCGTCGGTGATTTTTGGTGGAATTCAGTAACTGAACGGTTATACTGCCGATCTACTAGTAACCGCGATATATATATTGGCGGTCAAGTTATAAATGCAAATACTCAATTAAAAATAACTAGCTTACCTGATGATGTTGGTAATCCTCACCAGGTTATTGAAGCAATTGTTAACAACGTTATAACATTTATAATTAGTGAAATTGAATTTAATTTAGACACTACTGCGTTAAGCGTAGACGAAGCTACTGCGTTAAATGGATTTGCATTAATTCATAAAGGTATAACACTTTCTGGGTTAGACGCTGAAACTTCTACAATAAGTGAAACTGGTTATAAATTTAATGGTACTGCATCTAATTCAGATAAGTTAGCAGGTACACCGGCAGAGGGTTATATTACTGTAGCTTCACCAGTGTTTCCAAACGCTGCAAACTTTTCTGATGATGGATTTACAGTAGGACCAGGCCAAATTTTAGAAATTTATAATGAATTAGAAGTTCCTACAATTAAAAATAGAAAAAGCGAAACTATTGTATTTCAAACTACTGATTCCGTAACCCTAGAAACAAATACTGCATTAACATTAAACGGTGCTGATATTTTCCCAGGTACTAATGATGTTACTAACTTAGGCGGAATTGACAATCAGTTTCTTAATATGTATGCAGCATCATTTGAAGGTGCATTAAATGGGCATGCTACTAATGCAACGACTGAAGCAGACTTTGCTGATTCAATTCCAGTTAGAACATCTACAGTAACTACTTGGAATACTACTACATTAGCTCCAGATGGAGTAACAATAGTTCCTATATCTTATGAAATAGCAGCTGGATCAATTTATGCAACTGAATTTGCAGGAAAAGCATATTTAGGCGTTAACGCTGACTTAGCGGAAAAATATTTAGCAGATGACACATACGATGTTGGTACAGTATTAATAATTGGAGGAGATGCCGAAGTTACTGCTGCACAATCAGGGCATCGTGCAATCGGTGTAGTTTCGGCAAATCCGGCATACATAATGAATGTTGGGCTAGCTAACGGCACAATAGTTGCACTAAAAGGGCGAGTTCCAGTAAAAACAACTGGGGCTATTAAAAAAGGTGATCGGTTAATTGCCACAGATACCGGTCTAGCAAAATCGTTAACAAGTGAATGTGCAAGTTTAGTTTTTGCAATTGCGCTCAATGATAGTGATAACACGGAAGGCAACACTATTGAAGCACTTATACTTTAATATTTAAAAAGGAAAAATAATGGCAACACTACCAGATACAACCAGTTTTAATGCAATGCAGGTACGGATTTCAAGAATTCTTGAAATTGGTGACGGCGATTATGGTTACGGACAAATTGCATTAAGTCAACAATTAGCTGCAAATAATCCGGCTAATTTGCTCGATTTTCAGAATTTAAGAACTGATATTTTAGCAGCAAAACAACATCAAGTTGGTGTACTTACTACACTACCAATTACTCCAATTACTAACTCAATTACTGCCACACAATGGGCTGCATTTGAAACAGTTCTTAAACAAGTAGAAGCAAACCGTACAGTTACTCCACCTGCTGCACAAGCAGCTCGCGATATATTAGTATCGGATACTATTACAACTGATTGGAATGGCACAACTACCCAAATTGTAACTGCTGAATTTGTTGATGAAGATGCAATTCGTAACTACTTTAATACAGGTAGCTCAATTGAATTTTCTGCGTCACGTTCTGCAGGCGCGTCTACAACAAAAAATTCATCATGGACTAGTTTATTAGCAAACATTGGTGTAATAAGTTTTAAAAGAAGTGCAACTTCGTCAACTAAATCAGTTGGAACATCAATTGGGTATTCAAGATTAACTGATTCTTATCAAGTTATATTTCAAAAATTAACTACTGATACACTTAAACCAAACACTTATAAACTAAGTGCAAGATTAGTTGACAGTAGAACAATTGAATTTACTGTTGAATTTACAGATGGATCTACATCATTGTCAGATCCAAACGTTAATGGAACATTAACAAGCAATGTTAGGGCGTATCATGCAAGTGGTGTATTTGTAGCAGTTCCTGCTCCATCTGCAGTTGGCGAAATGTCTGCAGGACAAGCTAATCCGTCATTTATTATTACACGTGACTCAACTTCAATTGGTGAAGGTCAAACTGGAGTAACATTTACTGTTACTACTGTAAACTTTGACGATGCTCCGTTATATTGGAATGTAAAAGGATATGGCATCACTGCTGCTGATTTTGTTGAAGCTACGTTACAAGATAGCTTTGCTATTACTAGCGGATTTGGATCGTTTTCTTTAACTGCAAGCGATGACAAATTTACTGAAGGAACTGAAAAATTTGTAGTTGAAATTCGAGTAGCACCTGAATTAACATCTCCGGTAGTAGCAACAATTGCATCAGCACCTGAGATAATTAACGATTTATCATTAACAGTACCTGTGATACGAACAACACCATCTTACAATTTTGTATCACAATCAGTTAGTGCAACTGCTGAAGGTAACACAATTACATATACAGTTGTAACAACCGGTGTAGCAGATAATACACAATTATATTGGGCAACAAAAGGGTTAACAGCTGGTATAACTGCTGCTGATTTTGAAGACAACACATTAACTGGTACAATTACAATTTGGAACAATACTGCTGATATTGTTAGAACATTAGTTGATGATAAAGCAGTTGAACAAATTGAATCTTTCCAAATTGTGTTATCTACAATTGATGCTACTACCGGAGTTAAAAGACAAGTACAAATCAGTTATCTAATGCAAATTGTTGATACTGCAGTGGTTGTTCCGGATGTTCCTTACTTAGTATCTACAAGTTTAACAACAGTACCTGAAGGTTCGGTGCTAGCAGTTAACTATAAAATTACAACACCAAAATTACCAATTAACACTAGATTATATTGGCAAACATTTCGTGATATTGGAACAATAAACGGAAGTGATTTCAATGACGGGTTGTTGTCTGGATCAGTATTAATATCAAATCAAATGGGTGTTGTTCCTCGTTATTTAAAAGCAGACGGTGTAACAGAAGGTCTTGAATCGTTTCATTTAACATTCTATTCTGATGCAGCAATGACTAACGAGCTACAAGAAGGTCCAACTGTATCAATAACAGAATCTGTTAGTTATTTAATCACAAAAGATTATAGTGCAATGGCCGAAGGTGGATTGGGCATTAATTTTACAGTTAATACTCCTGCATTAGAGAATGGTAAGAATTTATATTATAGAGTAGTATCTGAATCTGGCACAGTTGATGCAGATGATCTAGTTGATGGAGTATCTGGAATATTTGCAGTTAATAACAACGTTGGTAAATTTTTAATTCGTGCAAAAGACGACACGTTAACTGAAGGTGTTGAACAGTTCCGTGTCGAAATTCGTGAGACTGACGGTGTAAGTGGCGCAATTTTAGTATCAAGTCAAAGTTCAACAATTACTGAACCAAATGTTTATGATATTATATCACAAAGATCTGCAATTACTGAAGGCCAAATTGGTGTTGAGTTTACAATTAAGACTCCAAAAGTAGCAAACGGTACTGTGTTATACTGGTCAACTGTAACTGATACTGGAACTATTACTGCAAGTGATTTTACTGATAACACATTAACTGGTACAGTTACTATCACTAATAACATCGGCTCTATTACAAGAACTGCAGTAGTTGATGCGTTAACTGAAGGTGATGAGTCTTTCCATTTAGTATTAAAAACAGGATCTGCATCTGGTACAACTGTTAAAATTGGCGATCCGGTTACAATCTCAGAATATGTAAAATATTCAATTACTCCATCGACTCAGTCAATTGCAGAAACTGGAGCAGGTGTAACATTTAATATTACTACTCCAAAAGTATCAAACGGCTCGTTAGTATATTGGTCAATCTTACCAGGTTCTGGTAACATTACTGCAGATGATTTCATTGTTTCCGATGCACAAGGCGGGTCGGCACAACGATTAACTGGTAGAGTTTCTATTCAAAACAATAGAGGTTCGTTTATTATTGCTGCTAGACCTGATAGTTTAACTGAAGGTAGTGAAACATTCCAAGTTGAATTAAGATTAGACGATATTGACGGACCAGTTGAACAAACTACCCGAGAAATTACAATATCTGAAACTGTTAACTATCAAGTTATTGCAGGTACATCAACTGTAACAGAAGGACCAGGCAGTGTAACATTTACTGTTAAAACACCAAAAGTTGCTGATAACACTGAATTGTACTGGACCACTCGTTCTGCGTCTGGCACAGTGTCTGAAGCAGATTTTAAAGATAGTACGTTACAAGGTAAAGTTACAATTGTTGGTAACGAAGGTACTATTATAAGAACTGCTAAAGACGATGTATTAACTGAAGGTGTTGATGCGTTTATTATAGAACTTAGACTTACATCATACGGATCTCCTGTAGTTGTTTCAAGTGTACCTGTTACTATCCAAGATACTTCAATTGACATTGAAGTACCGGAACCAGAGGCACCGGTATATTCTGTTACAACTAGTGCAACAAGTATAATTAAAGGTGGCGCAGTAGTGTTTACTGTCCATACTGAAAACGTAACAAATACTACAAATTTATATTGGACATTATTTAGAAGTCCCGGGTTAGAAATTACTGATTTTGTTACTGCAGTATCTCCAACTGCAGTAAATGTTACGTATGATGATGGATCAACACCAGCAAATGGTACTAAAGAAATTACAGTTACTACTCAATCATCGTCGCCTGGAACAGGTGTGCGTTCATTTATCTTTGAATTACGCACTGGCTCAGTATACGGAAAAGTAGTAGCAACTAGTACAACCGCTGTTACTATTTCAGATGAAATAAAATATGCAATTAGTCCATCGACTCGTTCTATTGCTGAAGGAGCTGGACTTGTAACATTTACAGTTACTACGCCTGCATCAGCAATTGGAAACACATTAGGGTGGACCGTTGTTGGCAATACTGGAACATTAGACGCAATTGATTTTAATGATGGTCAAACACCAACTCCCGGTCCGGGTTCGTTAACAGGCGATGTTTCAATTACCGGTGTTGGTACAGGTGCCGGTCGCTATGGTACTGGTACAATTACATTGTATGCATCTGCTGACGAAACCACTGAAGGTAATGAAACATTCCATATTGAATTAGCTAATGGTTTAACCCCAATTGTTTTAGGATCTCCGTCACCAATTATTGCAATTTCGGAAGTTGTTGAGTATGTATTAAGTGCTAACACTGCATCTATATCAGAAGGAGGCGACGGTGTAACATTTACATTAAATACACCAAAACTTAAAGCTAATTCTATATTTAACTATACTATTGTTGGTAAAACTGGTTCAATTGCAGCTCAGGACTTTGTTACAACTGCTGGCGGAAGTACTACACTTTCATCGTTAACTGGGACATTTACAGTTAACAGCACAACTAATTCCGGTACCTTTACACTGTATGCAGCATCAGATGCCGGTACAGAAGGTGATGAATCATTTACTATTAGTTTAACTTCGGCAACTGGACAATCGATTGCAATTGGAGGAACAGGATCGCCTACTGTAACAATCACTGAAACTGTTGCTTATACTATTACTCCAACTGCATCTCAAATTAGTACAGTACAAGTAACTTCATTTGCAGAAGGCATTCCTGCGTATTTTAAAGTTACTACTCCAAAAATGGACGATGGTGATTTATTCTGGGTAATAACACCAACTCCAAGTACAAGCGGTATTAATGAGAATGATTTTGCTGACAAACAAATGTCAGGTACTGTTTCAATTGTTAAAAATAAAGGTACAATTATCATTCCGCATGCTACTGATAGCAATACAGAAGGTAATGAAACTTATTCTTTAGTATTAAAACGTGATTCAGTTGAAGGCACCACTGTTACTACAAGTCCAACTGTACTAATTACTGAATCTATTTCATATACAATTATTTCGGATACAACTGTAATTGCAGAAGGCGGATCAGTAACGTTTACTGTTACAACTCCATTTGCTGATAACGGAGAAACATTAAACTGGACAGTTGTGCAAGTTACCGGAACAATGATATCCGCTGATTTTGTAGCATTTTCTGGAACAACACTACCAGTTGCAAATAGTACTGCTATAATTACAGTAACTGCTGCACCTGATGCACAAATTGAACCAAACGATACATTTACAATTGCTGTAACAAAAAGTGGTTTACCGCTATCACCGTTAACAGGAGTTATTCCAACTATAACAGTTTCTGATGGTACTAATTATACATTAACATCAGATGTAACTACTATTGCAGAAAGTGGATCAGCAGTAACATTTACAGTGCGTACTCCTGGTATATCAAAAGAAACTGCATTATACTGGTCTATTCAAGG